GGTTGCTGCCATCGGTTTGTAATGGCGCCGTCATACAGGAGGATCCGGCATGATGATTAGGTTTGTAATCCCCGGGGAGCCGCAGGGTAAGGGCCGGCCAAAATTCAGCCGGCAGGGAAACTTTGTGAAAACCTACACGCCTGCGAAGACGGAAAACTATGAGGCGCATATCAAGGCGTGTTTCATGGCTTCCGGCGCTGGCATGATCCCGCAAGGCGTGGAAATCGGCATGGAGATCACAGCGTTTTACAGTATCCCGAAGTCCACCAGCAAAAAGCGAGCGGCCCTGATGCGAGAAGGGGTAATCCGGCCGGCCAAGAAGCCGGATTTCGACAACGTAGCGAAGGTGATCTGCGACGCGCTGAACAAGATCGCGTATTACGACGACGCGCAGATTGTGGAAGCTGCGTTCGCGAAGTTTTACGCGGACGAGCCCAGGGTTGTGGTTAGGCTGTGGAAGATCAACGAACGGAGGCAATCCGATGCGAAAAATACGAAAGAGCAAACCGCTCACGGCGGAGGAATTGCGGGAGTATTACCGGGAAGTGAGAAAGGCACTTAAAGAGTATGCCAGATTGAAAGCTGAACTTGAATTGGCGAAAAAGGATATGACCCGATTGGTCAATGAAAATGAGTCGTGCCTAGTCTGCAATTATGAAAACTGTGCCGATTGTGAGGACGATATTACAGGATTTGTCTGGCGTGGATTATCAGAATGGTGGGGATTGAAGGAGTGACCACCATGTCCGACATCGACCCCGGCAAGCTCCGTGCCGTCCAACGCCTGTGCCGTCTTAAACTACCGCCAGATAAGCCGCAATGCCCGGATGAACGGTGTGTATGGCTGCTGGATGGTGGGCTGTGTCCGTTTAAACGTTGTGTGAGGAGGGATGGGTTTGACCGTGAAGGCCGTTGACTACCGCGAAAGTAATAGCTCTGCCAGCTTTGAACCTGGGGACTTTTGCTTGTACGCATTTGGCAAAGAAAACAAATCCAAAGCCGTGGTGGAAGTCGTAAAGGTATTGGACGATCCACGTGGAGTGGCGCAAGTTAAATTTCACAGGGTTTTGGCGGATGATACCGGTAACGGCTTGTTCAACTATCTGCGCCGTACAGGCGATACGATGAACGCCAGCTTTGAATATCTTAAAAAGTTGCCCCGAAAGCAGGTGAAAAAGTGACCGTCAAAGATGCCGAGAACATAAAGCTTGCCGGATGTCTACTCCCGATGCGTCGCCACGGCAAAGGGGTATTACCGGATGTTACAGCGGCAACGAGAGATCGAAGAGGAAATCATCCACGAGACGCATGCGCCGGATGGGCAGCCGAGGGGCAGCGGTACGGGGAACCCTACTGCCCGAAAGGTCGAGAAGATCCTTCAGAGGCAGCGAGAAAATGACAAGAAGATCAGAGCGGTGGAACAGGCGTGGATGCGCTGCGATAGCGATGATGAGCGTGAGTTTATTAAGCAAAACCTTTTCAGACATAAACAGATGCAGTTTATCAACCTCCCTTTCTCGATCATCACAATGAAGCGATACAGGAAACGCTTTTTAATTTACTTAGCAGAAGAATTGCGAGAAATTTAAGAAAAGATGATACCTTTTTCTCAGAAAAGGGGTGTAAAATGGTATTGTGGAGAATTTCACAGAGCATAGTGAAGCTTCACTTTTTCATTCTTTCTTCCTTTCTCTCCCGCCTTCCCCGGGGCGGTAATGCCGAGGAACATTCTATTTAATCAGCGATAATACGTGTTAGCATTGGTGTTTTTAATACATTATATATAAATTATATATAATGTTGACATATATTGATTTAAATGATATACTAAAGCCGATAAATAACAAGAAAGGATGTGATTCCAATGGTTTATCATATTGATTATGTATAGCTTCGATAAATCATTGAAAGGATGGAATAAAATGAAAAGAGTACGATTTACATCGTTGTGCTTATCATTAATTATGGCGCTCTTATCTGTTGCTCCCATAACTGCCTCGGCGATTAGCCAACCTACCATTGAGGACTATATGGAAATTTCTATGGAAATCATGGAGAAGTACGATATGGTTGGTAAAATGGAATACGGTATCAATATGGTTCCCGATCGTACACTTGAAGAGCACCGGGAATTCATGGAAGAAATCGTTTCTATGACTGCTTATGCCTATCAAAGAATGCAAGAAGCTAAAGCGTCACCATCTTCCGCAATGCCACTTAATAGTGGCATTTCTCAAATTACACCTGCGGCAGCAACTTCCGTAAAGCGTTATTCCCAGACGAAATTTTTCCACTTTAATCTTTATTTCAGAATTAGTTGTGCGTATGACATAACGCTCAGCGGATATAACGCTTATATCTCTAGCTCAGCAGCAGAAATTAAGAAAACCATTTGGGGCCGCACATCAATTGCCGGAGGGTTACGCGGCTACTTGTTTAATCAAACAAGTTCAGACGTAATTAGATGGTATGCCGATGGCTCTTTTGAAGCGATGTCGAGTGGTAAATGGACATTCCACACGGCATCTGGAGACATGGATTACGGAACACTTGGTATTGTACAGGATTTTGGAGCTGAAGAGCTTGCTTATGCAAGAGAAAACGGAAAGTTTAAATAAATCAATCTAGCAAACAACGATTCAAAAGCGGCGGGTTGCCCCTTTCAATAGGGCAGCCCGCTATCTTTACGCCGATATAAGTTTTAAATGAGGTGGTGAGGACAGTGTCCGAACAGCTTACGCCACGGCAGGAGCTTTTTTGCAGGGAATATATCATCGACTACAACGGGAAGCAGGCCGCTGCCCGCGCCGGCTACTCAGAGAAATCAGCGGAAACACAGGCGGCAAGGCTGCTAAGGAATGACAAGGTTCTTTCGCGCGTGCGGGAATTGCAGGCGGAGCAGGTCAAAAGGCTATCGATCTCCGCCGACTGGGTGATCCTCAAGTTAAAAGAAACGCTCGATCAGTGCATGGCCGCTGTCCCAGTGATGGTCTGGGACCCGGAACTAAAGTGCAAATTGGAATCTGGGGAATATGTGTTCGACAGTAAAGGCGCAGAGAGGGCCTTGGAATTGATTGGTAAGCACATTGGAATGTTTACGGATAAACTCTCAGTTTCTCACGATACGCCCGTCATCATCGATAACATAGGTGACCACGGTGGCTGAGATTAAACTTAACCAGGTGATTGCACCCGCGTTTTACGCGCTTCATCGGGATATCAAAGCAGACGGTCATACGCACTACGTCCTCAAGGGCGGGCGCGGAAGTACAAAGAGCTCCTTCACATCGATTGAAATTATTCTGGGGATCATGCAGCACCCCGATGCACACGCAGTCATCCTGCGCAAGGTCGGGAACACGCTGCATGATTCTGTTTTTACGCAGATGCTCTGGGCGGTTCAAGCCCTCGGCGTGCAGGAATACTTCCGGCCCAACCAAAGCCCCCTTCGGCTAGCATACGCCCCCACAGGCCAGACAATCCTGTTCCGCGGCGCCGACGAGCCAATGAAACTCAAATCCATCAAGCCGCCGTTCGGATATTTTCGATATGTCTGGTACGAGGAGTGGAACCAGTTCGGCGGGATGCGGGAGACGCGCAGCATAAACCAGTCCCTCATGCGCGGCGGGGAGCGATTTACAGTTTTTTACACATACAACCCACCGAAATCCGTTCGGGACTGGGTGAATGAGGAGGTGCGCGCCAGCCGGCCAGACCGCCTGATCCACCACTCCACATATGAGAGCGTCCCTGCCGGCTGGCTGGGGGAGCAGTTTTTCATCGAGGCGCGTCATCTTCAAAAAACGCAGCCAGAACGCTACCGGCACGAATACCTTGGCGAAGTCACCGGTACCGGCGGCGAAGTGTTTAAAAACGTCACGCTGCGCAGAATCACCGACGATGCAATCAAACGATTCGACCGGATCCGTCGCGGCCTCGACTGGGGCTATGCGGTGGATCCGCTGGCATATATCGTTTGCCACTACGATAAGACCCGGCGGCGGCTGTACATCTTTAACGAACTGTACAAGGCTGAGATGAGCAATCGGGCGGCTGCTGTGCTGATCCGGGCGGAGAATACGAGCAATCAGGAGATCGTCGCGGATAGCGCAGAGCCGAAGAGCATCGCGGAAATGTACGAATACGGCTTGCGCGTGATCGGCGCCCGCAAGGGGCCGGACAGCGTGAAACACGGAGTTGACTGGCTGCGGGACCTTGAAGAAATTATCATTGACGACCAGCGCTGCCCGAATGCGGCGCGGGAATTCCTCGGCTACGAGCTTGACCGGGACAAAGACGGCAATTTCAAGGCCGCCTACCCTGACCGGGGCAACCACACCATCGATGCCGTCCGTTATGCGACGCAGGATGATCAGATCAATGTGCAAGTGAGGTAATGCTATGTACATCACCAACATGGAACTCATCAAGCAAAAGCTGACCGCTGAGGGCAGGCTAAGCACGAGCGATATCATTAAGCAGATCCTCAAAGATGAGGATGCGAACCCTGCAAAGCGATACATGGCTGTTGGTAAGCAGTATTACGACGGTGCTCACGATATCCTGCAACATGATTTTCGGCAGTCGTGGGTTTATGACGAGGTCGAGACAGCAGCAGGGATTGACCGCTCGGGACATCTCATCACGAACGAGAACAATTCCAACCACCATAATGTCCACAACATCTATCAGCAGCAGGTGGATCAGAAAACTGCATACATCGTCGGGAAGCCGCCCCCAGCGTCACGGTGGAGGGCGCGGAAGATCATTCAGAGTTGAAGTCCTTTGAGGACGCAGTCACCGCCGTTACGTCGGATGAGGAGTTTGCGGATACGCTCAATGATTACGTTACCGGTGCGAGTAACAAGGGTGTAGAGTGGCTACACGTTTATTACGATAAGGCGGGCATGCTGCAATATGTCGTCACACCCGCGGAAGAGGTCATTCCCTTCTATGATTCGGTCTGCCAAAAAGAGCTTGTTGAGCTCATCCGCTACTACTCGGTCGCAGTAGTGGCCGATGGCAAAGAAACGCTGCGCAAGAAAGTTGAGTGGTGGACGAAAGACGATGTCACCTATTACGAGGAATCCGAGTCAGGGGAATATATCCTTGATCTGGCCCGCAGTCCAAACCCCTCCGCACATTGGTACCGGATTACCATTACCAATGGCCTTGTCACCCGCCGGGAGCCGCACGGATGGGGGCGGGTGCCGTTTATCCCGCTGTATAACAACGGGCGGCACATGAGCGACCTGACGCGGATCAAGGGCTTGCAGAATGCATACAACCTCATATCCTCCGCCAGTACAAACAACCAAATTGATTTGGTTGAGCTCTACTGGATCGTGCAGGGCTACGGCGGAGAGACCGCGAAGGCCATCCAGCGCAAGCTGCAAATGAACAAGGCGGTCAGCATCTCCGACCCGCAGGGCAAGGTCAGCGCCGAACAGGTCACATTGGGCGTGCAGGAGCGCCTTGCCTGGCTCGATATGCTGCGCAGCGACATGTACAGCCTCGGCATGGCGATTGATACGACCGCCGATAAATTCGCGACGGCGCCCTCCGGCGTGGCGCTCAAATTCCTTTACACGCCGCTCGACCAAAAAGCAAACATGATGGTTATCAAGCTCAAGCGGGCGCTCAAGCAATTCATGTGGTTCATCACACAGGATATCAACCTCAAGCAGGGCACAGACTACGATAGTTCTCTCATTCGCGTGGACGTCAATAAGACGGTCATCACAAACGACGCGGAGACCGTAACGATGATTCAACAGTCGCAGGGCATTGTCCCGGACACGATCCTGCTTGCAAAGCACCCGTTTGTGGATGACGTAAACCAGGCCTTAAAAGACCTCGAAAAGCAGCGGGAGGATGCGGCAAAACGCTTTTTGGACAGCGACGTCCCGCCGGGAGATGGAGAGGGTGAAGATGAATGAAGTCCTCGGATTATTGGGAAAAACGGGCGCTGGCACGAGAAGCGCAGGCCCGAAGAATTGCAAACCGGGAGCTCATGAAAGATATTCTTCCCGCCTATGACCGGGCGGCAAAGCAGATTACAGAGAATGTCAGGCAAATCTTTGAGCGCTATGCAAAGGACGGCGAACTGACCGAAGCGGAAGCCCGTAAGCTACTCAACGTCCGGGAAACCGAAGAGATACTGAACAAGCTCCGCGAGGAGCTGAAGGAGATCAAGGACCCACAGCTCCGGCGCAAGGCATTGAACCGGCTGAATGCTCCGGCCTACGCCGCGCGGATCAGCTGGCTGGAGGCGCTACGGGAGCAAATTTATGCGGAAATGGCAAAGGTATCTGACAAGGAAATTGAAACGACTAGCAAGGTCATATCCCAATCCTATGAGCGCACCTATTACCGTTCTATTTTTGATACGCAGGTCGGCACGGGATTTGCTTTTTCCTTCACGCAGCTGCCGCAGCAGGCGATTAAGACCGTTCTGGGCGAAGCTTGGAGCGGCGCGCATTTCAGCCGGCGAGTATGGCACAATACGCAGATGCTGGCCCAGGAAGCCGAGAAGGTGATTACATCTGGCATTATCTCCGGGGCAAGCGTCCCGCGCATGGCGAAGCAGATTGAGGATGTGATGCAGACCGGGAAGTATGCGGCGACGCGGCTTATCCGCACGGAGGCCAATCGGGCGTATAACGCGGCAGAGCTCCATTCCTACGAGGAGACAGAAATCGAAAAGTATGCCTATCTCGCCACGCTCGACAGCCGCACATGCGTTGTCTGCGGCAGGCTGGACGGAAAAGTATTTCCGGTCAAAGAAGCAAAAGAAGGGATCAATTATCCACCGATGCACCCGAATGACCGCTGCACGACTGTCGCATATTTTGATGACCTTGGTCTGGAGGGATTAAAGAGGCGCGCAAGAGACCCGAAGACGGGTACAGTGAAAATCGTCCCGGCGGATCTCTCCTGGGAGGAATGGAAGACCGGAAACTATACAAAACCGAAGAATAGTGGTATAATACAAGCAGGACGTGATGCAATGAAGATGGACATTGAAATTGACGCGCTTACCTCGTGTCTGGTTGATACTTCAACGGGAAACGTTGTCAAAACTACATTTTCAAAGGCAATTTCCAGCGATTTAAAAAGTGCGAAATCAAAAGACGGTTGGTTATTTAACTGGACTGACCCAGATCTCGCAGCTGACGACATCTACAAACTGACGGTAGCTGGGAGCGAAGAAATCCAGGGCATGATTGCATTGCAATATGAGGAACGCGATAAAGCTGTTTATGCGCATATTGCGGAGAGCGCCCCGTGGAATCGAGGAAAGGCCAAGCGCTATGAGGGCGTAGGCGGTCATCTGTTTGCGATCGCCGCGCAAAAATCTATGGAGAAGGGCTATGGCGGGTTTGTCTTTTTGGATGCAAAGAACGCGGATTTAGTCCGACATTACGAGGAAGCGCTAGGCGCTCAATTCTTGGGGATCGCGCACCCTTACCGTATGATTATCGACGAGGAAGCCGCCGCGAGGCTGCTTCGAATTTATACTTTTGATGAGGAGTGACCAAAATGTCTGAGCAGGAAATGGAAGCGATGAAAGCTTTAGATGAAGCTGCAGAGAAGGCTGGCGGATACCTTTCGCCGTTCTTTGATTCGAAAACACACTACGATTACCGGAAGATCCTCGCCTACTGCCGTGAAAAGGGCATCGAGCCGCCTGATCTGACGATCCGGGAACTTCATCAATTTATCATCGAGCAATAAGCGAAGAGAGACTTGCGGGTGCAGGCCTCTCTTTCTTTATGCCATGCCGTTTTTGAGGTGATCATTTGAAATGCCCATATAACCGAAAATCCGAGACGCATTATCAGCGCTGGGCGCAGAAGTACGATGAGGATTCACAGTCTCCCAAGGGAGGAAGCCAAATAGATCAGTATATTTTTGAACTGGAAGATTGCCTGAAAGAGGAGTGCGGCGCTTGGCAAAATGGCCGGTGCTGCTATGCGTCTGTTAATCTCGAAAACACTTAAAATTATGGATCTCGCTAACAGGGGCGACGCAGCTTTTGCGCCGTCCTTTTGTTATACAAAAATCCGCTGACCGCGGGCGTAAACGGCGGAGCGGTGCGGGATGCGACCCCGTAAAAAGCGTAGCCGCAGGAGGCATGCATGGAAAGAAAATTTTTGGAATCCCTTGGGATAGAAAAAGAGGCCATTGATAAAATCATGGCTGAAAACGGCAAAGACATTGAGGCGCAGAAAGCCCTCACCGCCGCTGAAACGCAAAAAGTGACGGCGGCAAACAACACCATCAAGCAGCTGCAGGACGCCGTCAAGAAATTCGACGGTGTTGACGTTGAAAAGCTCAAAGGTGATCTTGCCGCCCTCCAGCAGAAGTACGACGCCGACACCGCGAAGCTACGACTGGACAATGCGCTGGATGTTGCTATCATCGACGCGAAGGGCCGTAGCACAAAGGCAGTCAAGGCCTTTTTGGACTACGGCAAGCTGAAGCTGAAGGACGACGGCACGATTGATGGGCTGGACCTCGACACTCTGAAAAAGAATGAGCCGTATCTTTTCGAGGCCATCGAAACCAACATTATAGGGGGCGGAGATCCAGGCGGCGGAAACGAGCCGCCGGAGGAGGGAGAGCCGCCCAAGGATTACGCCGGTTACAAAAAATGGCGTGAGAAACATCAGTAGTAAAGGAGTATGATTTATGCCCAACAAATTTTTGACCCCTGACATCATTGCGAACGAAGCGCTAATGGTCCTTGAGAACAATACAGTAATGGCCGGTCTCGTCCATCGGGATTACTCTAAGGAGTTTAATCACGTGGGAGATACCATTACCATTCGCAAGCCCGCAAAGTTCATCGCTAAGAACTTTGTTGGCGAAACGTCCGAACAGAGTGCCACTGAAGGCAGCACGACTGTTACGCTCGACCATTTCCGCGACGTAACCGTCCCTGTCACCTCCAAGGAGCTTACGCTTGATATCAAGGATTTTTCCGCCCAGATTGTAACGCCCGCCATGCAGGCGATCTCTCAGGCGGTCGACAGTGATATCATCGCCGAGGGAATCCGAAGCGCAGGCCGTACCGTGGCAGGAACTGCGGACGCAACTGATCTGAAGGATCTCGCTAATATCGCCAAAGGGTTCGATCTTGCGGCGGTGCCTGTTGCAAATCGGCGTCTGGTACTTCATCCGACGCACAAATACCGCTACCTGACCACGGATAACCTTACGAAAGTTGCGTATGCGGGAACTGGAGACGCGCTGCGCAATGCAGAGCTCGGGCAGATTTACGGCCTCGACACCTACATGAGTCAGAATGCGCCGGATACGCTTGCCGAGAAATCCGGTACGGCGACAGCTGCAAAGATCACCTGCACAGCCGGAGCGGAGACAGTTGCGCTGTCCGGCGTCACTGCGGCGACAGGCACTATCAAAAAAGGTGATGGATTTATCCTGGATGGATATCTTTATCGCTTTGCGGAGGATAAGACAGCAGCCTCCGGGGTGGTTGAAAGTATTGCTATCGACCAGCCAATCCACAAGGCTGTAGCAGAGGCGGAGGATATCTACCTCATTCATACGACGCATTCTCTGGCTTTCCACCGCAACGGCCTAGCATTGGTTACGCGGCAGCTGGAGCTTCCGATGGGAGCATCCAAAGCCTCCATTGCATCTGCGGACGGCTTTGCAGTTCGCGTTGTATTTGATTACGATTCCACCCATAAGAAGGATACAGTCAGCTTCGATGTTTTGTACGGCGTGAAGACGCTCAACTCGAGCATGACTACAAGGCTGGTGGGGTAATGGACGAACTGCATGAGCGCATGCTGGAGGATTTATATACCCTGATTGGATTCGAAAACGCTGGAAGGGAGGAGCTTTGCTTTTTCCTGCGATCTGCCGAGGAAAAGGCACTCCGATTCACCCGGCAGTGGGAATTGATCGGCGGCATGCCCACAATCGTCGTGGAAATCGCCGCCGATCGGTTTCGCCGGCAGGGCGCCGGGCCGGAGGTCGCGCAGCGAGTAGCAAGCCTGACTGACAACGGCCAATCTGTGAGCTTCCAGGCATACGCGGCGGAGGCCGTGCCATCCTCCGGTTTAACGGAGAGCGAAATGCAGGCGCTGTGCGCCTACAGAAAGCTGTGGTAGCATGAAAATCCCCGACAAATTCAAAGACATACAGGCAAGAGTGTTCCAGGATAAAACCGTCGAACACTTCTTGCCCATTTCTTCGTCCGGCTCGCTTGGAACGCCCACATCCCAGCCGGCCGATGCGCCTTCTGGAAGATACCAGGTCAACTTTATGCTTGTAACAGACGACCTGAAAGCGCAGGAGTGGGGCCTCAGCATCAACCGGGATGCAGTGATGACGGCATCATTCCCGCCACCGGTCGAGGAAGGGCATTTTATCAGATACAATGGGCAGTTTTACCGCGTTACCGGCGTGCAGCCGTTCGACGCTTACACCCGATATCTGCTAAAGGCGGTGGATATATGAGCGTGGAAATTAAGGGCCTCGACAGCCTGCGTAGGAAATTACAATCGCTGGGCGGTGAGCTGGAGCAGGCGACGGAAAAAGGCGTGGAGAAGGCCACGAAGACCGTGCAGACGGCCGCAAAGCTGCTCTGCCCGGTTGACACTGGTTATCTGCGCGAGAGCATCCAGACAAATTTTGCGTGGCAGCCCTCAGGTGAATACGTCGGTACAGTCGGAACGATCGTGGAATACGCCCCGTATGTCGAATTCGGCACAGGGCAGATGGGCGCTGCGTCCCCGTCCCCACCGAAGGCACCCCTTAGTTTGGGTTATCGTGAGGACTGGAAAGGCCAGTTTGCGCAGCCATACCTGTATCCAGCACTGATCAATAATCGCGACCGCATCGTAAAACATCTGGAGATTGAACTCCGCAAAGGCATCCGGGAGGCAATGAAATGATTGACATGGAACAAACTGTATACGATATCTTGACCACCACCCTGACCGGAATGAAATGGTCCGTGGGCTTCCCGCAGGATTTTCGCGTGCTGGACGACGGCCTGGGCAGCATCAAGCAAATGGATAACTCTGTGCGCACGTCGACCTCCTCCGGCATTGACCGCATCTCCAACGTGGCTGTGCAGGTACAGGTCTGGGCCCCTACACCAGAGCGGCGCAACGAGCTTGACCGGGCGATCGATGCGGCGCTCACTGCCCTTGGCTTACCCCGCAGCACTTTAAACCACCTGGAGGAGATATTGCCGGGCGCAATCCCCGCATACCGTTCCGTTCTGCTGTACAGCGGTGCGTATGACAATGTGACAAAACAATTTTACGTCAAATAAAACAAAAGTCAGGTCCTGCATGGGCCTGAGAATTGAAATTACATCAGATAAGGAGTTGATTTTATGGATGGACTTTCTACCATCGGCACAATTTTAAAAATGGGCGCACAATCTTCATCTCTGACGGAAGTACCCGATCTACAGGACTTCCCCGACCTCATGGGTGCGCCAGATAAGATCGAGACCACGACCATGAAAAATACGTCCCGCACTTATATTCCCGGCCTGAAGGATCCCGGAGATATGGCGTTCAACTTTTTGTATTCCGGCATGGGGGCGAGTTCGAATTACGCCATCCTGAAGACCGCACAGGATTCCGGCGCTACACAGTATTTCCAGCTGGAGTTCCCGGACAAATCCGGCTTTGCGTGGCAGGGTAAAGTGACGCTATCTGTGCCCGGCAAGGGCATCGGTGAAGCGTTGCAGTTCACGGCGAATATCACGCCGACAAGCGAGATAACGGAAATTGAAACCGAATAAGGAGGTCATGAAACATGGCGGCATTCTACATCCTGGCTGTTGACGACCGGGAATATAAACTCAAACTCACCACCGCGTCCAAAATCGAAGCGGAGAAGCGCCTCGGCTTCTCGCTATTGGAGGCTCCAGAGAACATCACACGGGCGGAAACCTTCGCGGTCATCCTCTGGGCGGCCCTCCAGAAATATCACAGGACGATGACCCTGCCGAAGGTCTATGATCTCATCGACGAGATGGAGGACAATGGCTGCACGATCAGCGAGAAGGCCGATCTGCTCTTGGAGGTCATGAAGGTCAGCGGTTTTTTTTCGCAGGAGGATCTGCAAGAGATGGAAAAGAAGCAGGAGACGGAATAACCTACCGAACTGTAACGGAACTGATAGAAACCCTGTATCCGCAAGCGCTGGATGCAGGGCTTTCCCCAGATGATTTTTGGGAGATGAGCATCGGCGAGGTTGAGCAGGTCATAGCCACCCGGCTCAAACACCAGCAGGAGCAGACGAAGTCGCAGGCTACGATGCTTTGGAAGCTCGGCGATCTGATCGCATTTGCTGCACATGATCCGAAGCATTACCCGCCCCTGCACGAGGCATTTCCCGGCCTGTTCCAGCCGCCGCAGGAGCAGCAGACGGACTGGCGCGTGATAAAGGCCCGTATGGCATCCTACAGTGCCGTGAAAAATGCGAAAATGAGGGGTGGTGAAAGCCATTGACCGTAGAAGAATTGCAGGTTGTAATCTCCGTCAAGATGGAAAAGATCGATGCGAAAATTAACAACCTGATCAAGAAGTGTGATAGCCTTGGCGCAAATGCGACGAAGGCTGGAAAGGGCACCGACAAGCTGTCCGACGCCTGCACGAAGCTCAAAGACCGGGCGGAGGCCGGCAGCGCGGGCACACAGAAGCTCTCTGGATCCCTGAAGGCCCTGAAAGCGGGCGCGGCCGTCGCCGCGATCACAGCCGTCACGAAGGCTGTAAAACGGCTGACGGACGCTTACGCGGAAACCCAGGCGGCGCAAGTCGGGCTGGAAAGCATCCTTGCAGCCCAGGGGAAGGACGTATCGCAGGCAAAAGCTTGGTTGCAGGAATACACAAAGGATGGCCTAATCCCCCTGGCAGACGCCTACACGGCCTATAAGAACCTATCCTCCGCCGGGTACGCGGACGACCAGACGCAGAGCGTCCTACAAAACCTGAAGGATTCGGCGGCGTTCGCCCGGCAGGGGTCGCTCACGATGGGCGAAGCGGTCAAATCTGCGACGGAAGGCATTAAGAACGAGAACAGTATCCTGGTCGATAATGCTGGCGTTACAAAGAACCTCTCCGTCATCTGGGAAGAATATGCTGCGTCCATTGGGAAGGGCGTGGGGAGCCTCACAGCGGCCGAAAAACGCCTTGCCACGGTAGAAGGTCTCATGCGGGAAACCGCGTTCCAGACCGGCGACGCGGCCCGTTATGCCTCAACTTTCGCCGGCGCGCAGGCGGCGCTGAAAGCGCAGACAAAACAGCTCTCCAGTGCCCTTGGCTCAATTTTCGCCCCGGCGATGCAGGCGGCGTTGCCGTACCTGACCGCACTGGCTGAAAAAATGACTGTGCTTGCCACACGCGCAGGGCAGGTCATGGCCGCACTGTTTGGAATCAAGCCAACACCGATCAAGCAGCTCTCCGCGAGCACGCAGACAGTCTCTGCGGGGCTTGAGAAGGCCACAAAGAAGGCAAAAGAACTGAAAGGCCAGCTCCTCGGCATCGACGAACTGAACGTCATCGAGAAGGCCGACACAGGTGATAGCAGCGGCAGCGATACCACCGGGAGCACTGGCGGCATGAGCACAGGTATCCCGATCAATAGTGCTCTGTCCAACGCGGATAATGTGATTGATCCGAGAATTACGGCAAGGGCGGAAGAGATCAGGGAGAAGCTGCGTGAGGTCAAAGACTTGATCCAAACCTATAGCCCGGCCATCAAGGGCGTGGCGGCGGTTGGTGCCGCAGCGTTTGGTGCGGCCAAGATCAGCAAGTGGTTTGGGTTGGCCAAGGCAGCAGTGGGCAAATCGCCTTTGCTTTCCAAGGGCGTGAAAGCACTTGGAAAATCGTTGCTCTATGCAAAAACCTCGTTTGCCATAACCAGAAATCCCTTAAAGGGGTTGGCGAATGGATTTAGCTCTCTGTGGAGTAGCTTCAAACATTTTATGGGTGGGCTGAATCCTATGGTGAAGATGGGTGTTGGCCTTGCAGCCCTTGGTGGTGAGGTTGTCGTTGTCAAAAACGCGGTCGAAGAGTATGCCCTGGGCAACCTGTCACTTAAAGATGCCCTGTTGCAAATCGGTCCTACGGCTGCGGCCGCGGGCGGTGTTATGTATGCAACATTTGGTCCTCCTGGCCTTGTAGTTGCTGCGGTGGCTGGACTTGATGCAGCATTACTTGGCGCATGCGAAGCGGAACAAGCACTTGCAACGGAGGCGGCGAAATCCATATTTTATAAAGATGATGCGGCGGCGGTCAACGTGTCCCTCGTAGCAGACGCATATAAGCGGGTAGCAGAAAACATGAGCGCATATACGACGGAAATACAGTCTAGCGCGGAAACTCGTGCACAGGCGGATGATCAGATTGAAGCCTCCACTAAGAAAATCGAAGGTTTATCCCTAAGTATACTAACTGCAAAAGGCGACATCAGTGAAAGCGTTGCGGCAATGTCCGCAGAGTTTGAAACTTTGAAAAATTCAGTGAACACAAAATTGGATGCCGTTCAAACTATCCTTGTGACAACGTTCGTTAACACGCCAGAAGAGGTGCTCAAAAAGTTTGGCGTTACTGCTGATGAGCTAACAACCGAGGTAGTGGCAGCTGTGTCTGGTACCAAAAAAGAATTTGTAGAAGCAGTCGACGACCTTGAAGAAGCGCTTGAAAATCTGCGGTCAAACCAAAGCAGCCAAGTTTTCAAAGACAAGTTTAAAAGCGCGTTTGATGAGGTAACTCGTTTGAGCGGCTACGGAAGTGAAAGCATTGATGAATTTCAAGGAAAGTTAAAAAAGTATGAAAATTATAACTTTGAAGGTCCTAAAGAGGCAGCCAATGCACTAAAGCAAATATCCGAATCTTATTCCAAAGCAATGACATCTTTTGACGAAATGGAAGAAGCTTCCTACCAATCCATCGAAGATTTGAAAGGCAAACTGCCTCCTGCGATGCGCGAGCTGATGAAGAGCATTGTTAGTGAAAGTGCGTCAGTGCAAAAAGAAGAACTCTCTAAACAGACTGCCGATCTGGTGCAAAGCATATATAACTCGGCGTACAAAAAAGCCGCAGAGGCGGCGAAACAAATTGACATTGGTTTCTTTACACGTATTATATCGGGCACAAAGGTTCCAATGGTAAATGCCTTTGAAGACATTCTAGATGAAATTGATCAAGAGATTGGTGTAAAGTTTCCGGAATTGTTCAAGCAGTGGGGCTATTCTTCTGCCGACGAATTCTCATCGGCTCTCGAAAGTAGTGCAAAAGCTGCACGCGATTCCATTTGGAAATCGAGTAAGGGAATTACGCAAAGTGCAGCTGACGGAATCAGCAGCGGCCAAAAGGAGCTTACAAAAGCAGTGAACAATAGTTTCACTAAAGTGACAGATCAGATTCAAAACTCCTTTTCTTACAACCGCTTCAACAAAATAGGAAGGGATGCCAGCAACGGCCTCACTGACGCTTTCCGAGATCTTTCTTTCCCCCGTATCAAAACCCCGCATTATGAACTGGATTACGACACGTGGGGCGCTGAGGGGGAAGCTTGGCGACAGATGGGCTTGCAGGGCCGCCCCTCGGTCAACGTCAAGTGGTACGCCAAAGGCGGCGTATTTACCGATCGCTCACTTATCGGCGTTGGCGAGTACCCAGGAGCAGCCAGCAACCCGGAGATCGCAACGCCGCAATCCATCATGCGCGACACGGTCGCCGGTGTACTCCAGTCCGACCGCAGCAATCAGTACGACGTGATCTACCGCGCGGTTTACGCCGCTCTGACGGCGTTGGGGCCGGATTTATTCTCCCCCGAAGTGGTGGTTGATCTGGATGGTCGTAATCTAGGCCGTGGCAGCGCAAAGTACGTCAAGCAGGAGCTTATCCGCTCCGGCGAATGGTAAATAACAAAATCCTCCCTGCCACAATAGCAGGGAGGAACGGATTATTTTTTATTCTTTGCAGTCCATTCACTCCATGAAATGCTCTCTATTAATTCGCTTTCCCCTGTCACGGGATTTTTAGCTCTGCGCATGTGCGGGGAATCATCCTTAGAGTAAGAGACCGTTCCACATCTACATCCGTGATGCAAAGGTGGAAAATTTTTTCCTATTTGTGCCTCAGATGTATAAAATATTTTCTTGTCCATTTCGCCACAAATTGGGCAGGTTTTCGCGTCCAAAGCGGCCAAAAAAGTATACTGTTCTATCCCATTTTGTTTATAAAAATATAACTCTCGATTGTTGCAGATTAGAATAAATGCATCATGAAAAAGATGCGGCAAAAATCCCCTTTCTTCATCAGTGAGCGGAATGCGCAGTGCTCGTTCTGCCAACGGGCCAAGGCGGGGAACGGTAGCACCGATAAGATAAGTGGTGACTAAGATGGCCTTCATTTGATATTCGTATTCGGATAAACCTGAAGGAAGTTCCAATCTTGAATTCATAAAGCAATATATTCCATACGATTCTTCTTCTCTTAATTCAGCATAGCCCCCTGAGTTCCCATATTCCTCAGATTCGCGTGGAATGCGTTGTTCTTCCCGGTATATCTCTACACGCTTATACGCATCTCCGATTCTTTTCCGGCAAATAAGATCAAAGCATTCATCCTCAAGGTTTCTTAGTTTCGATTCCTCTGCAATCGCATACGCATTTAGTGCCTCTTTTCCTTTCTCAGTAATTATATATACCCTATCGTTTAAAAAAGGGAAATCTTCTAAAAGCTCTTCCTTCCACACGTTATCCTGAATTCTTTCAATCAATTCGTTTTTCTTTCCCGACACTTTCAAATTGAACTTTTTTGATATTTCTTTTAGTTGCGGCATTTTCAGCAAAGAGAGATCATCCGCGAAGGAAACCTCTGTGAGCAGCTCTTCCCTCTTCAATTGAGCAATTACCCCCGGAAGATCGTCAGAGAACCTATTGATGATCCCAGTAAGCGGAGAGCTCGCGCTGCATCCCTTTGCTCTTTTCAAAACCTCCATTTTAACCGCCTCTGGCATAGCTTCTGGAGTTCCGTTGTCTTTTGTTTTTGTTATGATCTCCTGTGTTTCCCAATTCATAATTTTGGGGCCTGAAGGCTGAAAGAAGGAACCAGTTTGGTAGTTTTCGCAAACGTCGCACAGACCGTCTGCATTTACCTTTAAAAATAGACCTTTACGGCCACATTTTTTACATTTCAAGACAAAATCCCCCTCTCACATCACAAAATAAATGTAACACAAGAGGGGGATTTTGTAAAGATTTCAACCCACAGGCCCCATGTGGAGCCTGACAATCCAGGACGCTATGTACTGATGGGCAGCTTCATTTCAACCCACAGGCCCCTCGCGGAGCCTGACCCGTCCTCCAGCTGTTTGGTATAGACAACTACCGGATTTCAATCCACGCACCCGCGAGGGGTGCGACATGCGCATGACGAGGAGGATCAACAGGCCGATCAATTTCAATCCACGCACCCGCGAGGGGTGCGACATAGCGTCCAGCTCTTTGCCTGTCTTTAGGGTGAATTTCAATCCACGCACCCGCGAGGGGTGCGACTCGATCATGCGATCATCGGGAATCGAATCCCCGATTTCAATCCACGCACCCGCGAGGGGTGCGACTTACGATTACTTCTCCATTTGGCATTGTGTAACATTTCAATCCACGCACCCGCGAGGGTGCGACCAAGGGAAGTCCGCTTTTAGCAGGCTTCCCTCGTATTTCAATCCACGCACCCGCGAGGGGTGCGACGATCGCCTTGACGTATAAGCCGTACTGCGTGGAACATTTCAATCCACGCACCCGCGAGGGGTGCGACGATATTTTTGGAGTATCGACCGATTATTTGCTCGATTTCAATCCACGCACCCGCGAGGGGTGCGACGAAGCTAGATTACTTGTATCTACGGCAAACGCTGATTTCAATCCACGCACCCGCGAGGGGTGCGACCCTCACTGCGCCTCCATTATACCAAAATCAAAATTATTTCAATCCACGCACCCGCGAGGGGTGCGACCTTCCAGTTGATTCATAGTAATATTCTAGCGTGATTTCAATCCACGCACCCGCGAGGGGTGCGACTGTATTGTTTTACAGTTTCAATCCTTCCATCAGACATTTCAATCCACGCACCCGCGAGGGGTGCGACCAAGACGACAAGGATGTCATCCGCAGCCACGAGATTTCAATCCACGCACCCGCGAGGGGTGCGACACAGAGAGCAAAACGCAATGACAGTGCGAATGTTGATTTCAATCCACGCACCCGCGAGGGGTGCGACAGCAAACACAGCCAATCGCTTGCCTGTCTTTACTCCTTTATTACAGCATATTTTACAGGATTTTACAAGCATCCGACACATACAAAACGCGGAAACGGCAAAAAAATCTAAAAATCAGGTGCGAAACTCCTGGCAATTTCATGTTCGCTCAAGGTTCGCACCTGTTTTGAAATAATATTTACAAAACCTCTTGCCTTGTTACTAGTAACAGGAGGTGATAGATTGTCGCCAGAAAGCAGAGCCGAGTACATGAAAGAACGTCGCAAAACCATTGGACAATTTAGCGTCTCTATCCAAAGAGAGAAGCTTGATGCGCTCACCAAAAAACTGGAGACACAGAATAAAACAAAAACCCAATGGCTGAACGAAAAAATTGATGAAGAACTCGGCAAATAAAGAGAACGCCCACCCTCCGACCAAGAAGCTGTGGACGTTCCAACGCACCAGACCGTAGTCTGATAAATCTATTATATCAGGCTACCTCTGGAATTTCAACGAAGTTCAGGAGGTATTTTTATGCTCAAAACGAGAATCAAAGAAATCCGGCAATCAAAAGGCATGTCGCTGCGTATGCTGGCCGATATCAGCGGCACCAGCAAAGAATCCATCATCAATCTGGAAACTGGCCGCACCGATCCGAAACTCAGCACCCTGCTGGCCGTTGCCGACGCTCTGCGCGTCCCGCTCGCGGAGCTGTTCGACGAGCCACAGCCAGCACAGCAGCCCGACCTGCCGCAGAAGCAATATGACGCGCTCGCATGGGCGTATGTAAAAATTGCAGAGAGGTGTATCGCATGAACGATATGGAATACGCGGAAACCCTTGCCGACATGCTGCGCAGTTTAGACGATTCCACGTTGCAAAAAGCAATTGACGTTTTCGAGAAAGCGCTTGACGAAAGAAAGGAGCAGACAGCATGAACGAACTGAAAGTATTTGAGAAGAACGGACAACTTTTGACCGACAGCCGAGAAGTGGCAAAGATGATCGGTAAGGAACACTTTCATTTGATGAGAGATATTTCAAGCTATATGAAAGTCCTGAATGGCATTGAAACCGAGGATTCCGACGAATCCAAAATTGGATTCGTTAAAAACTCACGGCTGAAAATTAAGCCGTCAGATTTCTTCCTCGAAAGCACGTACCTGGACGGCAAAGGAGAAATCCGCCCCTGCTGCCTCCTCACCAAGAAAGGCTGCGACATGGTCGCAAACAAGCTCACCGGCCAAAAGGGTGTATTGTTCACCGCCGCCTATGTCACCGCCTTTGAACAGATGCGAGAGCGTATTAAAACCGGCAAAGCACTCCCAGACGACGAATCCCGCAAGCTCCGCGCCCGTGCAATGGCCTTGAATGCAGCCAACCGCTCCGCCCGGATGCTCATTGACGCTTACGACAGCGCCGGCATCCAGCCGAGCTACAAGGTGCTGGCCCTGACCGATCTTTACCGCAACGAGGGCCTCAAACTCCCTACGCCGCCGCTGGAGGTGGATGAGCTTACATACGACTTCACGGAAATGGCCGAAGCGCTTGGAATCCTGTCCGAAGCGTCCGGCAAGCCCCATGCGCAGGCCGTCGGCGCGATCGTCTCCACCCTCGCCATTCCGGAGCAGATGATCGTCCATGCACCCTATGACCGCAACGGCCACGCAGCAGACTACGACCGCTACAAGGCCCCGGTGCTCGACATGGTGCGCAATTGGCTCGCAGAGCACGGCAACCCTCGCCCGATCGCGGCGAAGGGTAAGAAGTATCGGGTGAAGTACGCCAGTTAAATTGTTGAAACCCTTGCATTCTCAGTATATGTACGGTATAATGTACATATACTGAGAGCAGGAGGCGAAGCAAATGACAAATACCAATATTACGAACCTGCGCAAGAATCTGTTTGAGTATATTGACCAGGCCATTACCTACAATGACGTCATCAATGTCAATACCAAAAAGGGAAATGCGGTCATCATGAGCGAAGAGGAATACAACGGCCTGATGGAAACGCTGCATATCGCGGCGGTTCCCGGACTGACAGAGGCCATCCTTGAAAGCTCGAAAGAGCCGCTTGACAGTATGGCAAATGCGGATGATTTGGAGTGGTAGGGATGTATGAGGTCAAGCTCTCAAAACGCGCGCAGAAGGATTTACAGAAGCTCAAGCAGAGCGGGTTATCCAAAAAGGCTAAGTCGCTGGTCGATATCCTGAAGGAAAACCCGTGGCAGAACCCGCCGCCCTATGAAAAGCTGGTGGGCGATCTCAACGGATTTTATTCCCGCCGGATCAACGTCCAGCATCGGCTGGTGTACAAGGTCTATGAAGATGAAAAAGCGGTTGCGATCTACAGTATGTGGACGCACTACGAATAAGGGAAACGCCCGCACTTGTGATCAGGTGCGGGCTTGTCTTTGAACTTGGCGTATAAAGCCATCTAACGTTAATCTGTTAAATTCATCCGCAGTACGTTCGTGCATCTCTATCATCGGAGGCAGGCATTCCTGAATCTTATATCCAACAGGCGTTAAATCATAATCAAAGATATAAGGATTCACGGCATATTGATGTTGCTTTTTTGTTATAAGCGCAAGTATATCTTCTCTCGAATAAAACATTTTCGGTATGGATATATCTAACGCATTCGATAGCTCCTTTTGATCGATGACCTCTAGACGTAATAGCTTATAAGCTACCTCCGCGATCCATGTATAGGGCATTGAGGAAGTGAACATTTGAAGGCTTATTTTTTGATTTTCAATTGATTTTATAATCCATGAAAAATCTTCTTTGCTAATTTTCTTTCTAAACAATTCAACTGATAATGCCTCAATTTTAGAAATATCTACATGAAAATAAATTCCATAAATTTTATACATTTGCTTAGACTGTACCTGTAAATATCGTAATTTAACATCTGAAGATGACAAATTGGCTTTTCTTTCAACTATATTTTTACTGTTTAGTTTTGCGCAGCCGATCGATTCAAGATAAGTCCCATAATCAAATGAATAAATGCCCTTCGTCAAAAGGTTTATAATATTATAGTCGGCGACAAAGCTACATTTCACATTCCAAAAAGCTAATTCCTGTAAGCTCTTAAGAACGTCACGATTCATTTTTTGGAGTATCTCCATTGCCTGCTCGGCAATAATGCGATCATATGATCGTCCTTTACTAAAAACGTGATCCACCGCCAATTGAACCAGCGTATCATGTACCATGCTGTCATCCGTGGAACTGGCCGTTTTCATTGCACTGCCCAGCATATACTGCACTTCTGGTTCCGCGAACTCATTGATTGCTTCCGGTTTCTTCTGGTGGATTTGAGCCAAAATCTCATTGAGTACCGGTTCAATGCGCTCCCAAGCTTTATCTGATGCCAGTTTAGTGAGGTATGGAAGTTCATTCCTGTAAATATCCATTGCAATCTCTTTTGCGTCTGAATAAGAAATTCCATATTGATTAATATCCCTACCGGCCTGAAGATTGTTATTTCCTTCTATCGATTGTTCTCTTTTCAACATGGATATCACCTACCGCCTGGTTATTGTAGTTCCCCTTGATCCTTTGCCTGTTGTGGCTGTTCGTCGATACGCTGTTCCTGATCTTCACAATATTTGACGCGGCATAAATTGATACACACAGCCCAATAATCGACACGGGCAGGCTGATAATCGTGCAGATCGCCGCGATCATGTTTAATGTTTCAGTCAAGTCAATTCTCCTCTCTTTGTCGTTCTTCCCTATTCATCCCATATTCTACCTGAATCTTTCCCATTCGTAAAGCCGTTTCATAAAATTTGTAAGAAAAGCGCACTAGAACCCATCATCGGGTTCGCAGTGTGCTTTTGCTATATCCCGAAAGGAGGTCCCCCCCATGCTCACCGTCCCGCAAGAATACCACACTTATAGCGCCGCCTCTGAACGCCGCACGGACCTCATTGTCCGGCTCGATCCATTAAGCTGGCCGACGGGCATCAACGCCCACGGCACCGCGCACAGCCTTTGTATGCCCATCCAATGGGACAAATCTCCTCCCCACCGCCTCTACGCCTCGGGCGAATATAACCGCACACCCCTCGACGGCCGGGCGCTCGTCAACGGCTGGGCCGGGCAGGTCTACGGCTATCTCTCCAGCGCCCTGTCCGATCAGGACGGCCTGTTTGCCGCGGACACTGTCAAGCTCAGCTGTACCCGCAATGGCGGTGCGATCAGCGTTTTGACCATCTGCTTTGATCCCGCAGCCAATGAATACGCCGTAGACTTTGACGTCACAATCGACGGCGCGTCGTCCACAGAGACCTATCATCAAGAATGGCACATCCGCAACAATGACCAGCCCATCGTGCACATCACCGGTATCCGTGCCGCCTATGATACTGTTACGGTCACCGTCAGTAAGTGGAGCCATCCGTTTCATAGAGCCCGCATCCGCGAGATCGCAAACGGCGTGCTGTTCGAGGCCACCGGGGATAGCTTGTACAGCTGCAACCTGATCTCCGAATCCGATCCCACCAACCAATCCATCCCCACCGGCGAATGCACCCTGACCTATCCCGATCCCTTGGGCATGTTCGACCCGGCGAACCCCGCGGGCGTGGCATCCGCTGTCCGGTCGGATCAGATCATGACCGTCTGGATTGGCGTATCCGACGGGCAGCACAAGCCTGTCTATGCCAAAGTCGGCGCCTACTATTGCCCCAAAGCCACCAGCAAGGGCGGTACAGGCGAGCTGCATGCCGTGGATATCCTCGGCAAATTGCAGGGCGCAGCAAAGCCCAACGCCCGCTCCCTTGACCACCTCCATAATCAGAGCCTCGCGGATTTCGTGCTCGGCCTTGGGGCCAGCCCGTGGATCCCGGCGACGGATTTTACAGGATCGGCCCCGACTGCCTTTGATAAAGGCACAAACCGCCTGGAGTGCCTGCGACATGTATCACAATACCTGCACAAGCTGCTGTATGTCGACGCGGACGGCAATGCCCGGCTGACCGCCATGTCCCGTACGCCGGTTGCCGTAATCCCGTTGGATCAGTCCTACGAGCATCCGTCCATTGAGGCGCGTGAGGAGCTCGGCGGCATTGATTACACCTGGCACCGGTATGAAGATACGGGCGAAGAAATCCTTGCGGCTACCGCTGCCATACAGACCGCCAAAGGCGTGCCTGTCACTTACACGGCGATTACGGAGGAGCCGGTCGCATACACCCGCTGCGAAGTGGAGCATCCTTACGCAAGCGACTTTGTTGTGACACTGGTCTCAGCGACCTCCTATGCAATCCGGATTACTGTCAGGACGGACGCTGTGTTTACGGATCCGGATGAGTACAATGTCACGGTCAGGCTGTACGGCAAAAAGATTGAGGATCAGACAGGCTCTGGCACGTCTGAAAAGGACAGCGTGGTCAACAAGGAGCAGAACCGCATGTCCGTCGACAACCCAATCCCGGTCGGCATACTCGATCGGCTCACCTGGGGTATGTATCTCCGGCGGACCTACGGCAAGGCGGACATCACCTGTAACTGGCGTGGGGATGCGTCCCTGCAAGTGGGTGACCCGGTCACGGTAGAGGGCAAATACGGCCCTCTGAACGGCGTGATCATCAAGCAGGAGATCGATTACGATGGGGCGCTCACGATGCGCACTACGGTCCGCCAGCCGGATTGGATGATCAATCTGGGAGGTGAGGGCTGATGCATATTAAGACGGGCTGGACGCCCCGAGACTATCTTGACCTGTATGTAACGGACGACGGCGAGACGTTTGACCTGGTGCAGGGTGGCCAGGCAGGCAATAACGATGCTCTGGCCTTCAACCGGATCCTCGCAAACTGCAAGACCATCGCGGACACATACAACAAAATATTCGGTACGGCGTGGAGCTATGGCTTCACGTCGTTTACCGTGCAGTCGATTTACTCCGCCGCCAATTTACAATTGATTGAAAATCGCTGCGGGGAGCTTGCCCGGGCATTTGGGCTGGAGTATACGGAAAAGACCTGGGCGGCAGGGGATGTCGTTGATTATCGGGATTTAAACCGCTGGGAGGCGCCGTTTACCTTTTTAGAACGGTATGAAGACAAAACAGCAGATGATTTTGACGTCATCCGCTGCGGCACGATCCTGTGTGGCGGCGTGCCGGGAGATTACCGGTATCATTTCTGCGGTACGTTCAACTGCGGGGACAATACAGCTTATTTTAAATAACGGAGGTAGATTACATGGCCTATCAGAAAACACAGTGGAAGGATCATATTGAGGGCGTGCAAGTAGGCACACCGGTCAATGCGGTCAACATGAACAAAATCGAGGAAGGGATTGCTGCCGCAGCGGCCGCTGAAAGCGGCACCTGCTCTATGTGGACATTGCGTAGGGATAACGACTATGGCACCCAGCCGCGAGATGTGACATGGTACAAGATCGGCAAGTTTTGTCTGATTCCTGCGGTCTTTACCGCGACGCAAACTGCATCTCGCGTCCGGACTATTGCTGGCTTACCGTATCCGGCAAAGGACTATACCTGCGTGCCCATGTCATACGCGCCCGTGTCAGGTACCGCATCCCTGATGGGGACAATAGATGCCGGTAAGACGGAGGTCAACATACAATGGCTGGCAGACAATGTGTCCGGAAACGACGGCAAGTATTATGATATCCGAGTAAATATCATCTACCGGGTGGAGGATTGATGTGATTGGGCAGGCCGCAGCGGCCCATATCTACATCGGGGCTGCAATCATATTAGCGATATTGGTCACATCGATCTTCGGCGTGGCCTTATCTATTATCTTAAATTTAAGGAGCGATCAACATGTCGAAACCCACAATCTACATCGCCGCCGGGCACGGCGAGAGCGATCCGGGCGCGGTAAACGGTAAATACATTGAAAAGGCGCTGACCCTCAAAACCGCGCTGGCTTGCCAGAATTACCTGAGAAATTACGAATGCGAGACCGTCATGGCCCGCACAACGGACAAAAGCTGTACAGTTGCTCACAAAATGGAGGAACTCGAGAAGAAACGGCCCTCCCTCGTGCTCGAAATCCACTATAACGCCGGCGGCGGGGAAGGCTGCGAGGTCTACTACTGGCACACGCACGCGCTCTCGAAGTCACTAGCGCAAAAAGTGCTTGCTGAAATGGTGAAGCTCGGCCAGAAAAGCCGGGGGATCAAGGAGAGCAAGGCGGGCACAAGCTACAACTTCGGCATGTGCCGCCAGGCGGCCACAACGGGTATCCCCTCCATCCTCGGCGAATATGCGTTTGTAGACAACGCAAAGGATCAGGCGAAGATCAACTCAGATGCGAAGCTCAGGGCAGTCGGTGAGGCGTATGCGAAGGCGGCGGTCAGCTATCTTGGACTGCGAAAAAGGAGCACGGCGGGTGATGCACCCTCTACCAAGCCCGAAGCCATCGGCGTGGGGGATATCGTCCAGTTTACAGGAGGGAAAGTCTACGCATCGTCCACTGCGGCAACAGCGGCCAGTACGCGCGGCGCAAGCAAATGCAAAGTAACGGCAACCGCACCGGGCGCAAAGCATCCCTATCACTGCATCAGTCAGGATGGCAAGGGCGTGTATGGCTGGGTCGATGCGGCGGCTATTGAGCAAAATGGCGAGGCGGCCCCTGTTCAGCCGGTAAACCGGTATCGGGCAGGGCGGAAAATTGCGATTTCCAATGCCTCGCTTTATGCATCCTCCACTGCAAAAACCGCAGCGCGAAAGCTTAGCGGAACGTATTATCTATATGATGGCAAAGCTTTCAGCGGGCGCTACCGGATTACCCCACGCGCAGATTGGGTGGGCAAAACACCAATTGCAGGCTATGTAACAGGCTATATCGGCCAGGCGGATATCCCGCCGCATTAA